TAGGCGTAGGCGTAGGCGTAGGCGTAGGCGTAGGTGTACACCCTCCACACGAGCTATTTACCTGTAACGTAGTTACGCTACAATCTGACGTTGTTCCTACAGCTATAATTTTCCAACATTTAGTTCCATCAAATCCTGAACCACATGAACCTCCTCCACCTCCACTAATCTTAAGAGCCACTCCTATGGTACTAGAATCGTATGTTCCTACTAACGTAACATAAGCTGTTGAAGAAGCATCAGAACAATCTTCAATTTGAACATTGGTTGTAGCTACTGGCGTAGGTGTTGGTGTAGGAGTTGGCGTAGGGGCAGCACAACTAACTTTAGCATTAACCGTACCTGAAGAGTTAATTAGTAATTTATAATCAGGTGTCGCTTGACCGAGAACATTTGACACCCCATACCAATCTAAAGCTCCATTAAATACTGTAGACTGAGATGAGTTAGCGTACATGGTGTCTCCAACTATAATTAACCCTACATTAGCTCTACTTGTAAATATATAATCACTTGTTGCGTAATTACAAGCTGTAGATTCCACCCAGCCATTTCCTGCTGTAGCATTTACATAAGTAGTTGGACTTTCACAATCAAAGCAGTTTACATAATTAGTTAATGCCTCAATACTTACGCTTGATGTTGCGGTTGTTGTTTGAGCATTAGAGAAACATAAATCATTACCACTTACATTATACTTTATTACATTTGGCCAACTAGATGTTGTTGTAAGTTTTCTAAATACTTGCGTGGTAGAAGTATAACATTCTGTATACTCTTTATATTCATATATTGGCGTTGGTGTACACCCTCCACAACTAGAGTCTGCACTGTCTACTGTAACAGTTGAATCATAAGAGCTGGCAGCTGCATCGGTTATCTCCCAACAAGTTGCTCCTGTAAATTCTGGGTTAGGGCCTCCTGCTGCTCCGGTTATTCTTAAAGCTTGTCCTACTATATATCCTCCTGTTCCTGAGATTCTTATATCATAAGTTGGTGTTGTTGTTCCACACTCTCGTATTGTTACATCCTGTGTAGGAGCTGTAGGGGTTACTGGAGTTGGGGATGGAGGTGCGCTACAGTCTACTATTGCATTTACCACACCTGAAGCATTTATTAGTAAAGCAAATCCACTATCTAAATTAGGATAATGATTAATTACATTGGTTACACCATAATAATTTGTTCCACCATTCCACACATTTGTAAGACCTACATTTGTATAAATTATATCATTCACTTGTATTGAAGCAACGTTAGCTCTTGATGTATACATACTGTTTGTAGCTTGCGCTGCACAAGCAGCTGCTGAGTTACCAACTCCACTACCTACAGTGTAAGTAGAAAAGATTTCTGTTCCAGTAACAGTAGGAACTGGTGCTACAGGCACTGGTACAGGTGTTGGTGTTGGTGTACAAGCAACACAACTAGCATAAGTGGGTAAACCTGCTGCATCCACTAAAGAAGTAGAACCTGTAACTACAGGATTTTCCCAACAATTTCCGCTATATCCTAAGAAAGAAGGGAAAACATATCCTGATACCCCTCTAAATACCTGAGTTGTTGAACCTCCACATTCTGTATATTCTTTATAGTCATAAGTAATAGCCGGTACAGGTGTTGGTATAGGTGTTGGCGTTGGCGTGCCTGTACATGTAGCACAATCCGCAAAACTAGGAAGACCATTAACATTAACCGTAGATGTAGAACCTGTAACTACAGGATTTTCCCAACATTTTGAATCATATTCTACTGAAGCTGGCCAGCTTCCTCCTGATACTACTCTAAACACTTGAGTTGTAGCGCCTCCACATTCTGTATATTGTCTATAATCATAAAGGATTGGTGTTGGCACTGGAGCAGGTGAAGCACAGCTAGGACAGGTAATTTCTGCATAAAGCACTCCTGAAGCTTGTTGTCTATATATGCTTTCATTTGAATACCAGCCGTCTGGCGCAAAAACAGTTAAATCAGCATCCGTATACAGTGCTGTAGCAGTTGAAAAACTTGCTGAGCTATAATAATATGTACCTAATGCTGCCATTTATAATTTTACAAAGTTAACCATTTTATACTGAACATCTTGAGTCTCCACATCCTGTTACTTGCACTGTTACTTCTCCATCAGTCCCTGTTCCTCCTACCGCATATAATGAAGCACATCCTTTAACTACTCCTCCAAATGAATACTGAACTTCATCTCCAACCACAATACCTAAACTTGTCACTGCTTTTACATATACAGCTTGTAGATTAGCACAATCTATTCCAATGTAATAATCGTAAGTTGGCGCTGGTGTCGGACTCGGAGCAACCGGTGTAGGTGTCGGTGTAGGCGGGAATGTACAGCTACAACAAGAGTCATACCCGTCTACTGTAGAAAAACATAATTGCTCTCCTAATGAGTTTCTTAAATCATACACTAAATAAAGTTTATCTCCTCCAGCTGGAAGGGTAAATCCTGCTGAGTATAAATTAGGAGCACCTGAAGTAACTATTGGTGTTGCTGCTACTGATGCTGCTAAAAGTATATTCATATCCGTTGAATTATTTTCATATAGAGCATCAGTCCTTAAATATCTAAACGCATTATCAGTAGTGTTAAAGACGAAGTCATCAAAATTAATTTTATTAGACCTCATTGTTATAACCGCTCCGTCTGGAGGAATTACATTTGTTCCTTGTCCTCCCTCTAGTTCTCTATACTGAGAAACAATAGGGTCGTTTGGACTAGCGGCAAACGTAACTAAATCCGATTGCGTAGGCGAGGTTACCGTGCCTTGTGTCCATAAATACTCTGTATGAATAAATTGACCTGCATTAGCGTTTGTTGTTAAGGTAATACTGTATACGTTAAATAATACTGGCCCAGGACATTTTACGGTTACCTGTATGGTATCATCCACTGTAGCATCTGTAGATACAATTAAAACCACTTCTGTTGGAGAAGGCAGGCTTTTATCAAAACTTAATGTACCGCTTTGATACACGACCCCTGTTGAGTAAGTTACCCCATTGTAAATAGCCTGAATAGTATACCCAGTTCCAGAAGACTGTCCTTCCGTTATAATGTCATCACCCCCTTCAGTTACTATTTGCTGTTCTGTTCCTTCAGTTATAATTGGGTCTGTGTTTTCAAAAGGTATAACATAATCAATATAAACTGTGCCTGTTTCATCAGTGACGTCTACACAATAAACAAATTCTTTGGTAGCTACTACCGTAATATTTTTAGTTACTCCACAAGCAGTGCACAGCTCAGTTTCAGGTTTTATAATAGTGTTAGAAGTAAAAACATACTCGTGCATGTAGGGGTCATATCCTCCTAATTTTTGAGTAGGCGAGGCTTCAGCAAATAAATCTCTAAACCAACTACGCATTCCCTCGTTCGATATTACCGTAAGTGTTTCATCTTGTGCAGATGAACCTGTTAATTTAATAATAACATTTCTTTTAGCATCTGAAAAGAATTTATCTTCACCAAAAGCTGCAAAACTTTCGGGGTGATTACTAATACCGTAATCTTCAATACGTGCAATTTGTTGGCCTAAAACTTCAGGAACAGAAGTCACTACTCCTCCTCCTGTTGAGTCAGATAAAAGATTTTTACCTGCTAACACGTAAGATATTTTGTCTTCTTGTAGGGTTAAAACATCAGTTTCTCTAGCATATAAAATCTCTACATCCCCATAAGTTTCTTCTAGTGCTTTAAAATTTAATAACCCTAAATTAAATTCATTCAATCTATTAACGTTAGATTCATCATTATACACCCCACTGTATGTTATATCTGCAAACCTATGAGCTTCTTTATACTCTTCGTTCGAGGTAGTAAATACTCTGTTTCCTAAAGTGAAAGATTGACCTTTAATTGAATCTCTTATTTTATAACTTTCCGCCCCATTTCCAAACGCAAAACAGTTAATAAAACCAGGTTGAACTATAGCTGATTGTATTATATCCCCATTAGAGTCTTTAGTTTGGCTTTGCACGTTACCTATGTGTGTTCCATTACTTATGTTGTAACATGTGTCATTTTCATACCACACATCCGGCAAAGCATCCCCTGCTTCTGTTTCAAAAATATAAGTAGCGGAATCTCCTCTATACACGGTAAAAGAAACATCTAATATAGACTGTTCATTAGAAGATTTTCCTAATGAATAAGAACCCGAAACTAAAAGATAAATTAAATTGTTACCCGCTGCATCTTGTGTACTTGTGTCTTCATATATTCTATAATAAAAATCATCATTAAAATCTAAAGAGGCCGGTGACCCTCCTCCAAAATAAGTAGAGCTATTTAGGTCGCTGTCTGTTTTCATGCTTGCATATATACCTGTAGTGGTGAAAGGAGGAGCTCCCGTGCTTACTTGAGGGGTGACATAGGTATTGTTTATAGTTTGCTGTTGGCCTGGATTTTTAACTCCACTATTTAATGTGCTAGCTACATTATCTCCAATAAACCAATCAGCCATATTAGTATAGCTTGTGGATGCTGTAAGAGTTTGTTCTAATACATAATTACGTCTTCCTGTTCCTGCGCCTGTGCCTGTTCCATTTCTTTGCATCTCTACCTTCATTACTATTCTTGTTCCTACTGGCACGTCATAAACATCATAAACCGGTGTTGTACCAGAAGTGTTTGTGGCAGTAAAAAAAGGAAAAGCTACCACAGGGATAAACCCTGAGATTACAGATTTTATTTTTTTGGGGTCAACCGCTATTACTGCATTTGGGTCTTGAATAGAAGTAAAATTAGAAGCGTTTATTTTCATATAAACTCCACCTATAACTTCTACAGATGAACCAGCTGCATCATAAATAGTAATAAACCCTGCTGATTGAGCTTCTTTTTCCAACACTGTCGCCGTTATACATCGAGTCATTGGGCCTGTAGTGTCAGCTTTTACTATTAACCTATCTCCAGCCTCAACTTTAGTAGCATTCTCTCCTTCTAATAAAAAGTAACTTGCATTAGAGACCGTGTCTCTATACACAACATTACTGTATATAGTATTGTAGCTTTCTTTAGTGGGTTTTACCACAAACTTATATTTAGTAGCCCAACTAGGAGGCTTTTGTCCTATCGGTATTTCTATCTGCGCATAGTTTCGTGAAGTAGATTTACTACACGGGATAGTTATAGAATTATAAGGGCTAACTAAAGCTGTTGAGGCTCTATTGTAATCATCCATATAAACTATGCCAAACTCATACCCTCTATTACTGTGTAAACTTTTAATACTGGTGCTCTCTCTAAAACTGGCAGTTGCATTTACAATACCATAATAAGAATAAAGAGTGAAACTGCTGTCTGTATATGTTGCAGCTAAACTTTGAATTTTAAGAGACTTAGAAGAAGTTCCTGATATCGTTGCGGTTATAGGCTCTCCTTTGGCTGGAGAAGCAGCAGTTGATGAGGTTATTCCTGTTTGTAATAAATTTGTATAAGTAGCATCAAAAGCTTCAGGAATAGTTCTATTAAATACGTCAGTTAACGTATTTCCGCTACCTGCCTGCGCATTACTTAAAGTCTGAATTGTAGAGGCTGTTCCTATCTTTTCTTGAAAATCAGTACTTGTAACAAAGTCATAAACAGTATTATAATCTTCTATTAGAGTATATGTCCAGCTTAAATCATAAACTGCCGCACTAGGAGTAGGAGCAGGAGCTACACCCGAACTAAGTTCATTAGCAAAATAAGTTACACCAAAATTTATAGTTAATTCTGTACCCGCTTTTAATTTAGATTCACCAGAATCTAAAGCGCTTAAATCTAAATTTAAAACACTATCTGACACAGACTTTACCGCTGAGGTGGGGGTGTATGTATAGTCACCCTGACTTGTCTGTGCTGGAATAGTTAGAATAGATATTTCTTCAGATTTATAAGTAGCGGTAAAATCTAAATTAATTTTACTTCCCTCTGCATCTGTCAGATTATAACCTTCTTTATAATTTCCATACATAAGCCTATTACCCATTAATGTTTGGGCTTTTGCATATTGAGGAACATTATCATACAGTCTTAAAATTTCTGAATCCGGCAATACCGTGAAGATTTTTCTGTTAGTAAAAGGGAATGTAACAAGAGAATTATCAGTATATCCTAATTCTTTCTTATTAAAAGTTTCGATAACTTTAATAGTAGAGTTATCGGCTTCTTTAAATAAAAGCTGTATAGATTTAACAGCACTTCCTCCTGTGTTAAATGTAACATTACAAGCGTTATCTGCATTAACCATCCCCTCATTCAGATAACTGTTAGCGCTAAAATCAAAAGTTTTAGGCTTGAATGCGGGCTCACTAAACTGAGAAGTGGCCGAATACTCATTGTTCGCATATTGATACCTATAGGCAAAACAAATTAACTTATCCTCTAAGTACGCATCATCTATAGTAGATACATAATAAGTTTCAATCGTAGGAGCAGTAGTAGGAGGTTTTTTTATAACCAAGATTTCATCTTGATTAAATGTATCTAAATCTGTACCTGAAGCAGGGTCTCCATAATTTTGTTTTATATTTATTACTCTTGGAGCATTAAAATTATCTGTAAAAAAAAGTAAATTTTCTATTTTATCAACCCCTGTTATTAAGTAATTAGGATTAAAATTTAATGTGGTATCAATTCCATTTCCATTATCTATACTTATTACATGATAGATAAGCTCACCTGTTTCAACATCAAATGAAATAACTAAATCTAGCTTACCAGTTGCACCTTGAGTAAAGGCTGGGTCATGAACAAACCAGTAAATAACTAAATTAGCACCATCCTCAAAAGCACCTATACATCTTGCTTGAGAACTCAGGGGAGTTCCATCTACATATTGAAGGGTGGTTAAGGGAATATTTCCTTTACTATTTTCTACAGCTCCTATCTCGGTTTCTTCTGTAGAACCTAACCTTACATTCAAAGCGTCTACATATTCTCCATTAGGAACGAGCCTTTCATCAAGGCTCTTGTTCATACGTCCCCTTATAAAATTTCTTTGAATGTTTGCCATTTTATTTTAACCACTTATTCTCACCTCTCAAGTTCATTAATAATCTGCCTGGGTGAATATTACTTAACCTTATTTTTGCGTTTCTCAATAAAGCTTGCTTATCTTTTCTTGCTCTATTAACTATATATTCCTGCACTCCAAATCTTCCATTTAAGATGGCGTACTTAATATATGCGTAAATGTATTCCTCAAAAAGCTTGTTCAAAGTAATACTGCTATCATCTCCATTTTCCATTCCATCTGAAATATATTGAAGCACACAATCTTGATTAGCCATAGTAGAGTCAAAATTTATTACCCCCGCTTTTTTATCAATAGTAAAAGTCGGATTAAAATTAGCTGTTTCTGTATTTAAACCATAGCGAGCCCCAATTCTATATAAGTCATTATTACAGTTGATACACTCAGGATTTACTGTTTGGTCATTTATTTCGTTTAAATATATAGTTTGTAATGACCCATCTTTTCTTTCTATATCTAATGTAGATTCTATAACTGTTGCATTATTATCTCCGTCATAAGTAAAATCAGCTGCCCCTGTCTGAAGATAAGATGTAGCGGATTGAACTTGTATATTTTCAGTAAGCTCTCTTAACACATTATCTTTAAGTAAATAAAGCTTAACCCAATTAACATAATCAGGAGGTAAAACAAAGCGCAAGTCGTCATATACTTTAAGCTCTAAAGCTTTTATTTGTTTAAAAGCATCGTAATTAAGCTCTTGAATACCACGTTTAGCGTGAAATAATATCTGATATCTATTGATGTTATTAATTAACTCGTGGTTTCCTTCATACATTAATTGAAAATTTTTAACTATATCCTCTAAACTCACATATTGATAAGAACCCCAATTTGCATCTGTAGGATTTACACCATCGTTTGTATAATATTTTTTTTGATTTATATATGCCATAATTAAATATTAGTTTGATTTTGTTGTTGTTCTGATGCGAGTCCAAACTGAAACACATCTGCTTCTCTTATTGATACTCCTGCGTATTGTAATATTTTAGCCACCAAATTATTTGCATCATCTTTCGGAAGTTCAAAATCTTGAAAATCATTTTGTGTTTGGTCAAACAATGGTTCTCCTCCATATAAAGTAACATAAGTCCATTTAGGGTCTTTGGGATACCTAATATATTGAGCTTGCACGTCATTAGCCCCGTTAAAAGTATTAGGGAATACAGTAATTGCATCAGCCTCTTGCGTATAAGCTGGATAGGTAGCAGAAGGAGAAGTTAATAACGAGCTATTAAGCAGCGTTATTTTATTATGTGTAACTTTCTCGGCCTCCCCTTTTAATACTCCCCCTGAAAAACAAAGAACTTTATTTAATAAATAATAATCTGAACCTGTTGTTGCTTCAGAAGGAAGGAAAAAAACATTTTGTGTTTTTTGAGTTAAAAAAGAAGTAATAGAAAATGTATCAATAACCTCTTCATAGCTGAGCTTTATATCCGCATAACCTGTACCTGACAAGCGCATGTTCTCTTCATTGATTTGCTCATTATATTTTATAAAATATTCATCAAAAATATCCAGCTGTGCTTGTTTTGCAAATAAGTTAAAATCACTAGGAGATATATACCCGTAATTATTCTTATTTATGATAGATAACACAGTATTTCTAACAGAATTTATCATTTGAATTTGTTTTATACAAAGATAAGCAAAATAAAAAAGCACCCTGATTTGGGTGCTTTCTCGCTGTCGATAGTAAAGGAAGGATATTTCTTTATGCGACTGCAATTCCACTTACAGCATAAGGTAGGTTATCTACATCATACGCTGGGTTTGTCCAAGAAGTAGTTAAAGCTGCTACAACTGCGGATTCAATAGTGTCTCTTTGCGTTTCATCTCCCGCACCTGCTGTTGCGTGAGTAACAGTGGTTACTTGACCACCTCTATATGTAATTGTTACTGTAGTAGTAGATGCTTGCTCTATTAATACAATTCCGGTAATCGCTACCAACTGGTATTGCTCTCCGGTTACTGGGATATTTAAAAATTTTTGCATTGTAAAAAAATTAATAGTTAAACTTATCGCAAAGTTACGAATTTTTTGCTAACGATTTTAAATGTTTAAACGACTCCAGCCCATCATCGCTTTGAAAGAACGATGCTATTATATACATAGGGTCTTCACCATAAGGCACATTACACATTTTCTTTTTGTTAGATGGGGTATTAAACCACACTTCACGTTTTTGATTTCTTAACTGCAATAAACCTTTGTCTATTATGTTTTGAATAGAAGCATTAAGCTTAAGCATAGGGTCTTTAAGCAATCTCATAAACCCACCAGGGTCTTTTTTAGCAAAGATTAATATATCACGTCTTAATTCCGATGTAGTTACAGTGGTAACATCTCTTTGAAATAAAACTCTAGCTACATTTTCTACTTGCTCTACGTCTAATTGTCTAGCTTCAATTAATGCGTCCACCTCTGTATTAAGGTCACTCACTATTTCAGCCGCTTCTTTAGCCTTATTTATTTCTACAAAAATTCTCCCATTACCTGGGTGTAAAGCTAAAAATTGCTGTAGGACTTGGTTGTTTTTAGGCACATATAAAAACCCATCTTCAAAAACGATAGGTTCTAAAATTGCATTATCATCTTGCTCATCCTGAAAAGGAGAGTTTTGATTTCTTGCATATCGAAGTGGTCTATTAATACCTGTTTCTTCATCGAAATGCAGTAAAGGGAATCTGTTCGTGTGTCTTGACGCTAATATAAGCGATAAGGGAGCAGTTTCTCTAGTAAGTTTATATGATTTGTCTACGTATTTTGGAGTAGACTTTTTTGGTTGAGGCTTAGTTTTTTTCTTTTTTTTAACCGCCTCTTTGGTTTCCTGTGTAGGAATATCTTTTTCTTTTTCCATTGTTATTTAATTTAATTTAATTTAAAATTTAAAAATAGGGGCACATTATTATGTACCCCTATTGAATTAAGTATTAATCTTGAAATAAGAAGAAGTTGTTTGCACCTAAAGTACATACAGCTCTTTCACTCAAGAAGTTTACTTGCATGTTATCCACATCACTTGTCGCAGCACCACCAGCAGAACCAGTAATCCACGTTTTGTAACGTCTGTCTTCAGTTTCTGAAGCTCTATATCTAACATGTAAGAAAGGTCTTTTAGCGTTTTTACCAAGAATTTGGTCGTAAACACTTGTAGAACCAGCTGGAACTAATAGTCCATTGATTTTACCAGAACCTGCACCTGATGGTAAACCACCTCTCATTGTAGGGTCGTTTAAGTATTTCCAATCAGTTTTGTAGAAGTCATAACCTCTTCTAAATCCAGAGAATCCTAGATTTAAAGCCATTTCTTCGTCATTGTCAAATAGACCGTAAGAAGTACCACCCGCTCCATAAGAGTTTTGAGCAGCTAACATGTCGTCCATATCAAAAATGAATTGTCTGTTTGCGAAAATTACATTTTCTTCTATAGCTCCCTGCTTGTCTAATCTACTAATAATAGAGTCAAAATCTGCTAAAGTAGTTGGGTTACCACCATCCCAGATGTTTCCTCTTTGCGTAACTGCGTAGAAAATTCCATCAGAACCAGCACCTGGGTCTGCTGCCCCACCAGCGCTACCTAAGATAGCAGCTGCACCTGAGTTTTGCTCAGCTGGCACAGTTTCAATCATTGCTGTTTCTAAATAATCATCAAATCTAAGTCTTGTTTCGTGCTCAGATTTTAAATACCAAAGGTATCCTGTAGCTCCATCTTCAGTAGTAATTTCTACCCATCCAATTTGAGCCATATCAGAACCAGATACATTGTAAGTATCTTTAATGATAATAGGCTTGTTGTCAAAAATGAAGTCATTAGCTTCTAATGAACCTGTCATTCCTGCTGTACCTTTTTTAAATTCTGAACCGTAAATGAATACAGTAACATCTGCGTTACCTACCCCTGTTCCTGCTGTAACTAAACCACCTGCTTCGTAAAAGTCAGCTGTGAACTGTCCTCTACCACCAGCGGCATTATTTACTGCACTAACTACTGCTTTGTTTGAACCAGAGCCATCATTTTGAACAACCATAATTGTTTGTCCTACTCTAATAACCTGCTCAGCAGCAGCTGGGTCTAATACATCATTTACTTGAAAAGTTGCTTGGTCAGCATTAACCAAAGCACCACTTCCCACACTTGTATATTTTGTGTGTAATCTACCTTGCTCTGCCCATTTAATAAGGTCAGAGTTCGTAGGCATCTCTGCACCTACCATTCTTAAGAATGAAGATATAGTTCTATTTCCATATCTCTCAAACTCTTTCTCGTAAGTGTCAGGTAAGTATTGATTTAACCAATCGAAATCCGCATTAGTTAAATAATTTTGAGCTGTCGGAGTTCTTTCTGAACTCGGTGTCAACGCATACGTTGGCGTTGCTTTCACTTGTCCTGCCATGATTTTATATTTATTTTAAAATTATTATTAAGTTTTCTTTATACTCTTTATTTTCAATCCTCGGCTTGAAGGCTGAGAGACTGATTTAACTTGAAAACCTGATTTTACAGAAACCTCTGGAGCATTACGTTGAGTCATATTGACGTTTTTAGTTTTACGTATTACTTCATCGGTTGCCTGCGACTTGCCTTGTTCATAAAAGAACTGAGCAAATTTTTCAGGATTCATTGCGAGAGCTAAAGCCTTGTGGTAACCTTCTGCATCTTTAATAAAACCATTGTTATCCAAATATTTATTAATTAAATTTAAAGGAGTTGCGTTAGTTTTTTTAATTTCCGCAGCTGTACCGGGGGAATAAACCATCTCATCTTCTCCTATTTTGAATTTAAAACCTTTAAACTCAGGAGTGAATAATTCATCGCTTTTTTTGACAAACCATTCTCTTTTTTGAGCTGCTTGTTCCTGTTGGATTTTAGCATTCTCTAAATATTGCCTATACTCAATAAGTTCTTCGTTATTAGCAGTGGCAGAACTTTCTCTTGACTCAAGAGGCTGTTTGTATTGTTCCTGCTGTTGTTTTAAAAACTTTCTTGCCTTAGCAATCTCTTTTTTCTTTGCTAGCTTTATTTTTTTTATCTCCGCTGGTTCATGTACTTCTTCATCAAAAGTAAACTCCTCCATCAAAGAATCAATATCATCAGAGTCTAAACCTTCTTCGGTTATTGTTAAATACTCTCTAAGCAAAGCGTCTGGCGAATAGTCTGAATAATCTTGCTGTAAACGAGCGTAATCATTCATTCCTCTTCCAGTTTCTTGTTTATATTTTAGGTATGCCGCAACGTCTTCAGGCAAATCTTCCGCCTCCTCACGTTTGCTAATTAACTCATCCATTGAGTTAACTTCCTTGCCATACCTTTTTTCAATAAATGAAAGAACATCTTCTTCATTAACCTCTGGTGGCTGCGTAAGCGTCGGAGGCTCTTCTTCAACTGGAGGCGTTTCGGCCTCTTCTTTTATTTCTTCTTGTACTCCCTCCTCTTCTTTTATCTCTTCCTGCACATCTTCCTGTACTTTTTCTTCCTCTTTTACTTGTTCAGCCTCAACTGGCTGTTGAGTAGCTTCTTGTTTTTGCTCATGCTTATCAAGAAGTTCTTGTTCTATTTGCTGAGTAGATTTTTCTTCTATATCAGTTACTTCTCTTACTTTTATTTCCATTTGATTTAATTTAATTTATTTTGCAAAGTTACGTAAAATATAAACACACTATCTAGGCTCAAATTCAGCTAAGTCAAACCCATCTAAAGAATCTTCGTTAGACTCAAAGTTTTTAGGAGGTAAATTGTTTTTACGCTGATTTATTAACTCAGATTGTTGTGTATTTTGTTGGCTTATCCTGTCGCTTTTAGCTTGTTCTTTTTCATTCTCTCTATCACTTATTTGCGCCTGGGTCATTCCTTGTAGATGTAAATTATACTGAAACTCTTGCTCCATTAATTGAGATTTTAACACGGCTTCTGTCTTTTGTTTTTCAATCTCAAAAGCAATATCCGCCTGTCTATACTTCATTTTAGCTTGAGTTTCCATTTCTATTTTTTGTGCAGCTACCTGCGCAGCCATTTGCTGTGACTGTAATTGTTGTTGAGATATTACAGCTTGCTTTTGTAGTTCTCTTTTTTCGTCAGCCTCTTCTTTAGCTTTTCGTTTAACTTTCAATAATTGATTAGCTAGTTTAAGATTTTTTATCTCTCTAATATCTATAGCATCTTCTAAATTAATATCGCCTTTAGATAAAGCCATTTGTATGTTTTGTTCAAGCATAGCTTTTTGCTCTTCATCTGGAGATAACTCAATAAAGATTCCAAAGTCATAAATATATAATTCCGCAATATCCCCTAGTATACTTACATTATATTTTCCAATTTTATTTATAAAATCTTCTTTAAAATCCGAGTATTCTAATATATCCGCCACTCTATAAGTTAACGCTTCTGCTAAGGTTCTATATATATAAAGACTTCCATCTAATATATGACGGGTAGCGGTATTAGAGCTTAACGCAGCTAGTTTTTGAACACCAACCAAGGCATCTGAATTTGCTATAGTACCATCTCTCGCTTCATTTAAGCCTGTTACAGCTCGAATCATATCTAAGTAGTGGTTAAGGTTTGCTATAAGCATTTGTGCCTTAGAAGCTCCTGAATTGCTTGTGAGTTGTTGTATAGGAACTTTACCTTGGTTATAATCCCCTTCTTGTGTATAACTTCTACCAATTACACTACCAGTTTGGAAATATAATCTTAATGCGTCTTGCGGATTATAGGCTGCCCCTGTTCCTAAGTCTACTTCGTTTAAACCATCTGCATCAATATATACTCCATCTGGAACAGTTCTAGCTATTACTTGTTGAAGTTTTAAATGAGTCATTTGGATTAAGTCAGCATAAGGAATCATTCTTCTTACTAAAGACTCCACTACACCTTTGTACATTCGAGGTGCAACTGCCACATAGTTTGGTATTGCATGCTGAGAAGCTGACTTAGGTCTTACCATATTTTTAGCAAGCTCCCACTTAAGTATAATGTTAGTCCCCATTACCATCACCCCTTCATACCACACATCTATTGTTTTTTCAATTTTTTCAAAATTTCCTTCTTCCATCATTTCTTCTGGAGGATTAAACCCATCATCTTTTTCTATCATCTTTATGTTTCCGTTATCGGAAACTTTCTTTTTGTAAACTATTTTTTTAGTTGTCTTGTAATTAAAATACATTAACGTACATGTGTCTCTGTAAAAAATATCATTTTCATAAAACTGTGCTACATTAAAATAGTTAAACCAAGTTTGGCTGTACTTTGATATTTTATCTAAATCTTCTCTGGTTAATGTAGGGTCTATTTTATTAAGCTCTGTAATTGGAACAGTTTTAATTTCACCCCAATAAAAACAATCTTTAAAGTGAGGGTCTTCTGTATAGCTATATACAATATTTGCTGGGTCAACATAAGATATATCTACTCCTGCGCCTGGTAAAAATTCATGTTTGGCTACTGCCATTCCTGTTACCATTATATCGTAATCTAACCTTTTACGTATATCATCATAATGATTTTCGGCAAACATAGTATCAATAGCTTCTTCTTCCGCAATTTCAATAGCAGGCTTGTAGTTTAAGTTCATATAAAGACTTAGCTCTTCATCGCTTGCAGGTAATTCATCTGGATTCATAATAAAAGGGTCAAACCCTGTACCCTCTTGAATAATGCTTAACACATCCTTTGCCGCCATCTGCCCCTCAATCATTTCTTGATATTTATTTCTTTTAGATTGAGACAGGGCGTCTTGAGCATAGGCGTTTACTTTAAAAAGCCTGTCAGACATTCCATTTACCACTATATCTACAAACTTAGGAATAATAGGCACAGGCGTCCAGTCTAAGTTAAGGTAAGATAAATCTCCATCTACAGCTAACTCATTTTTATATTTGGCTATAGATTGTTCTCCTCTTGCGTATAAGCGAAGTCTATTAAAATCTCTCCACTGTTGATAGTATCTACAACCAGTAGAATCTTTTCTAAACCATTCGTATTGTATTGCTTGTCCAATTTGTAATCCAAACTCGTAAGTTTCCTTTTCTGCGTCTGAGACAAATTGACTAGGAAATCCTACAGATGAAATATTTATTGTAACTTCTTTCATCTCATTAATTCACTTAAAATTCCTTTATTATTATATCTTGCAAAGTTAAGGTTTATTTTTGATTGTTTTTGTTCAGGTAAATACAAATTCTTTTGATTAGCCATTATAGCTAACCCTGAACTAATACTAGCATCAAATCTCGTTCTGCTACTTATATCAAATCTTGCCCAGTCCTCTAAAGTTCTGGTGAAATACATAGAACCCATTTCTCCTATAGGTCTATAGGTAGCGTCTAAATCCATTCCGACATATTTTTCTATATATGATTCTATAGCCGCTGCGTGAGACTGCTTAACATCTTCAGAGGTGTTGGGTATTCCTCCTAATTCTTTTTCTGTTTTAGATAATTTATTATAATGTTTGTCGGGCCTGTTCATACAAAACCCTCTATATCCTCTATTTTTAAAGTGATAAAGTAATCTAGGTTTATTATTTTCCACAAGTATTGGCATACTATAAAACACGCACGCCATTAATACTTCTTCAAAAAATATCTCAGCTGTTTGAGGTCGTGCTACATATTCTAAAAAAAATTCATTACTAGGAGCTTCTTCCATGCTGAATTTAGTTAATCCATGCAAAGCCCCGTTAGAACCTCCTCCACCTACAGTTCCTGATATATCATAAGAGTCACATCCAAATGCCCCTATGTGTTCGTTAACAGGAAAATACATCCCGTGTTTTTGTATTTTTTTGTTAGTTAATATTTTTTTAGGAGTCCAAGTTATCTTAAATCTTCCCCTAGAATCTGGTGTCCAGATTACTTCTGAATCTTTTTGTCCATCTTTCCAATAAAATCTTCCTCTTGTTACGTGATGCTCCATAATAAGAGAATCATTATAATCTATTTGACTGTATATTTTAGTTAAATTAAATAAAGATGACTGACTCTCATCTCTAAATGCGTGAGACTCAGTTCTAGGAAACTGTCTATAATATTCATTTAAAGCATCTGCGTCTTTTTTTAAAGACTCTACTTCTGCTTCCCAATAATCTATCGCTCCTACGGTAATCATTTCGTCATCAACTCCTAATACCGGTTTCTCAGGAGTTCTAAAAACAGGCATTCCATATTTATCTATAAAACCTTCCATGTTCCATTCCATAGGAATAAACAAAGAATATAACCCGCTTTTAGTTTGACCATTGGCATTACGGTTAGCTATATTAGAATCTTCAAATAGTTTTTTAAAGTTATCTCCCCCTTTGCTAAGTGCATTTGAAGTTGACCCCATCATACATTTCCCAATTATTTTGCTTCCTAGTCTTAAACAAGTTTTGGTTACCCTCCAGTTATTTAAAATATTATTAGGCTTAATCCATTTACCAGATTCATCATGAACTAATAACAACAACTTCTCTCCATCATAAGAGTTATCATCTGTGTTTTTCCAGTCAATAGTAGTGTCTAGCCCTGTTAATTCTTCATCTACTTCATCATACATATTTTTTTTAGTAATCTTGGAAGCTGGAACTCTAAACGCTAGTTCTGTTTTAGGTTTATCCATCCCATCTTGAATAGGTTTAAAAAAGAAAGGAAGCCTATTAGCTATTGGTACAACTTTATCAGTAAACATTTTTTTTGCATCCGCTCCTGTTTTAGATAGAATACCTACTCTTGAGTCTCTAACTAATGTTCCTGTATTAATACATTCAGAAGACCCCATAAAAGAAAATCCAGAACGTCTTATTTTTAAATAATCTAAACCGAAACATCTTTTATCTGCCTTACACGCTTCCCAGTATAAAAAGAAAATCCTGTTAGCTTCTCTAAAGTCAGGATATCCCACATCAATACTTGTCCATTGTAAATACATATAATGAGAACCTGTTATATAAGTAGGTTTGCCGTTATTATAAAACCAAAATCCAAACTCTCTTTTATCAAACTCTGCCTCTATATAGTCCACCCATTTAGATTTAAACTGCGGAGGGTGTTCGTTCCACTGAAATATAGAATTAATTCTACTAAGCTCTCTTGGGAGCTCATCTCTCTCCCAGTATTGTTTTTCTTTTTTGTCAGAACGTTTATAAGTGTCTTTGGGTGTAGGGGGTAATCCAATCGCTAATCCATTAATATTTATTATCTCTCCTACTTGTCCACTTTTAGAGATTACTACAAAATCATATTTTTCATTATACCCATATAGCCAAGTGCGAGCTCGATTTTTTTTAGTAAAAACAGCTTTAGGCACATAATCTTTAATTACGTGATATAAATTATTTTGAGCGTCTTTCTGCAAATCCTTGTTTTGTATTAGTTTTTTCTATTTTATCTCCTGACTCTAAAACCTCTTCTTCTGCATCTATCTTATTAAGTATATCAAAGGCATCAAATATAGCCAGCTTCTTTGTGGCTGCTGCATTTTTTAATCTATCAGCTGCCAGCTCATCTTCTGGGTCAGGTTTAATTATATCTTCTTTAGCTACCTTTATTAATTGCTCTACTGCTCTACGTCCTGCTTGAATAATACTTTTTTTTAATTCTTCTGAGTTCATAATTTTAATGTTATTTGATGGTCATACATACGATATAATTTTTCATCATCTACAGTAAACTCATACTCACTGTCGGGTTTGAAGCAAATTCTATCTCCCTTTTCAACTCCTTTAGAAGATAAGTATTTATTAGGGTATTTCATAATCCCTATCAAAGGTTCTTCTGTTCCTAGCTTAGATACAAAAGATTCTTCTTTAGGTATAGGTTTTACAAAACAATACCTATCATGACAATACCACTCACCTTTATGCTTATACATAAAGAACTGGTCATTTTCAATAAAAAATAAATTGTCTTTAAAAAAACTCTTTCCGCTTTTTTGTCTTCCCTTCATGTCGTTGTAAAACTTAAACACGTTATGATGAACCAAAAGAATATCTCCTTTTTCTATTTGTCCGTTATACCCTATAGGAGTAGCTACCACTTCTGCTTCTCTGTTAGCTGCTTTATGGTTTTCTTCTGAGGTACTGGTTATAATTTCCATCCCTTCTATAGTCTTAGTATTTTTATAACGCTTATTATCTACAGGTTTAACGATAAAATAAAAAGGTGACTTCATTAAAAATTTATATTATATTCTATAGCTACAGGCATATTTGAATTAAACTCTTTCCATAATAATATTTCATCATTTTGCTGTATCCATATTTTTACACTGCTAGTGTGCTGTACATACTGAATAAGATGAATAGTGTATTTCCCCCCTAATACTTCTTGCCCTACAATGTAGTGCATAGAGCTAGATTTATAATCCGGCCCTATTGAAATTTTTCTTATATCCATTGTATTAGATTAAATTTAACTACAAAGATATAAATTATTTATCTGCCTTGACCTTTGTATCTTTTAAGATAATTTTTGGAAGATTTAAGTTTAGAGGATTTAGTTTTCGCATGAACACCAGGTCTTCTTTTTTTTGGCTTCTCTAAATAAACAAAAGTAAAGTTTCTTCTAGCCATTATTGTTTTTGGATAGTTTTGAACTTCTCCGCCCCCCTCGAACCGAAGTATGCTACATAGACGGTAATAAGCAAGCTTTTCAGCAAGTCAACCCAACCGCTATCTACATCAAATTCTAAACCGGTACTATCAATAAAGATTAGTAAAACCATAGATATAGTTAAGAATATTAACGCCATTGGACGAGTGTTCTTGGACATCCAAGAATCCGACTTCATGTCGCTTGCCCATCTTTTAGAAACTTCCTGCATCTCTACAGTGTCTTGCTCTAAAAGCTTGAGAGCTTTCTCCTTGTCCTCTGGCGGGAGCTCAGGGTCTTTTTTAATGAGGTTTTTAACAACTCCCATTATCCCTCTATCTGGCAATACATCTCCCATATTGGAAATAATTCCAGAGCCTGCTCCTAATAAGAATTTTCCTACCGCTGTATCTTTTAACTTTTTCTTTTCTTTACCCATTTGATTTTTTTTGTTTTTCTTCCGGCTGCTTGCTTGTACCCATTAAGCACATAGCGCCTAGCCATTTTCTCTATTCTTTTTAAACCCATACATTAAATTTGCTCGTAGTGTGTTTTGCCGTTTTTCTTATACGCTTTTAAACACCTACCTCTGTTTTCGTTATTATTGACATAAGAGACATGTACCCAATCAGGGTTTTTCTTGTCACCAAACTCCCATATCAACTGGTCAAAGTTAAGATTATTCTTTATATAGTCAAACATTTGAGCGTTTGTTTTATGCCCATACGTGTCATCTATATCTATAGCTTTTCCTTGACAATGCTGTGAACGCTCACTTCCTCCTATAGCAGAATTTAATTCTTTACATCTGAAAAATGAATTTATTTTAATTGGGCCTCCTACCCATTCTCTTAATGGCTCAAAGATTGCTTGAGCAATAGTTCTCATATTTCCAAGCTCATAAGCATCAGGATTGTTATCTATGTTTAATCGTAAAGCAGTGTTGGATTTTATCCCTTCTTTAAATGATATGTGTTCACTTATTTTTTCCATTTTCCAGTAGTTGCCAAATTTTGATTACTGTATAAACTAAAGTGGCTATAATTAATAAACCCTGTAGAACCTGATTTATTTCTGATATACTTATAACGTAAACAATAACTCCCAGAAATGTAGGTTCAAAATCTGACATTATTCTTCAGTTGTTAGTTCATCCCAACTCTGAGTGTCCTCGTTCCAGATATACTCATTATCATCCTCGGGCTTTGGTGTAGGAGCTTGCCAATCATGGTTCTCATCTAACGACCAGCTTGGATAAGGTTGAGGAGAAATAAATACGTCATTAATTTCATCGTAAGTGCTACCAGTCCCAGCAAACTGTTTTCTCATGTTAGCATTGTAAGATGTTTGTACCCAATTATTGTGACCAAACAAAGAGTTGCAAAATTGTACCCCTTTAAGTTCATTCTCCTGACCTTCGTCATCAAGAAGTTCATTGTTGTGTACAACTATAACTTTTAATACTACGTTGTTTTCGTCAAGTTCTGCAAAATGTGCCATAATTTATATTTTAACTGTGGACATACGTTCCACTACCTGTGTATGTTAATATTGTTTCATCTCCATCAGTGGTTACTGTTGGTGAACCAGTTACACTGCTGCTGTATTCAGAAGTTTTTAATCTTAAAATCACAACACCTGAACCTCCGTCTGCCGAAGTAGCTGACCTTGTTCCAGCTCCACCCCCTCCGGTATTCACTCCTCCCGGAGCAGATGCGGGAGTTCCTCCACCCCCTTGTCCTGCCGTTCCAGTTCCATTATAACCGGCTGCTCCTCCTGCATAATAAGTTGCTGTTCCAGATATTGAACAATTCAATCCATCTCCTCCAGTTCCATCACTTAACCCTGGCTTACTAGCCCCACCACCTCCTCCACCATTGGAAGATGAGCCTTGTCCGCCATAATAACCCTGAGCACCTGTACCGCTTCCACCTAATGGATTACCACTATAATTTGAGCCTCCACCTCCACATCCTCCAACTCTACCTGTTCCTAAAGGTGAGGTTGTTACATCTCCTCCACCTCCACCCCCTACAGCAGTGATTGTAGCATTTCCAGTTATAGTAGAATTATTTCCACTCACTGATACAGCACCAGAGTTTGAAGTTCCTCCCGCACCAATTGTAATTGTATATGTTCCTGAAGCTAATGTTATAGAAGGCTCTACAGCAGAACTTCCTCCTGACTGAGTTCCGTATGAAGTAATTACTCCACCTCCTCCACCAGCACCATCCCAAGTCGCGCTATTCCATCCACCCGAACCTCCACCCGCTACAACCAGGTAAGCCATTTTTCCTGCACTAACACCCCCATGAGTTGGGTTTTCTTTGAAGGCTATATATTGATAAGTTTCAGCGCTTCCATTTGTCATTCCACTTGTTCCTGGAACTGTAAAGCCATCTGCATCGAAAGAAAATCCTGAAAAAGTGCCGTCAGTTGCAGTAGAGTTTGCTGCTAAAAAAACCGATGCACCTCTAGCTGAATCAAAAATTGCCCAATCTTCATTTTGCGTTGAACATTTTATCATTACATAGTTAGGGCTAAAACCAAGTCCTGTTATTGAGTTAGAGCTTCCTGTTCCGGTATAATTTCCTATTTTACTAAATCCAGCTACTGAATCAAAACAATACGCTATGTATTGTCTACCCGATGTGTTAGCATTTCCAAAAGTTTGATTTAAAGTAAAAGTTGTTGCATTTGAAAAAAACCAATCTGTAGAAGTGTCTACGTCATTTGTTAAGTTCAAAGTAAGATAGTCACTATTACCTAATAATTCCATGTAATTTATCCAGTTGGTAGAAGCTGTATTCATACATTTAATTATTACAGTTTCCGGCGCAGCGCTTAATCCATGTCCCACTGTTGCTCCTGCTGTGGAGTTTCCATCATATCTAACAATACTAAAACCCGCTGCTTGATTTACGGCAACTAAAGATTGTATTGTACCGTCTGAGTTAATTGTAGGAAGAGGGTTAGCTTTCCAGCTCCACGCCACCATATCTTCTCCGCTTTCATTTGTATAAACTCCTGAACCAACCGTAAAGCCATCTGCATCGAAACTATTAAAGTCATTAGCGGTTGTATTAAAATCAGCTGCATCTAAGTTTGTGTAGTTACCAGGAACAAGCTCAGACCCTAATAACCTAGTGTTATCAAATTCCATGTGGTCTCTGGCAACCGTTCTGTTTTTAATCCATACCCAGCTTGGGCCAAAACCTAAACCGGATATATACCTATTAGATGCTCCGTCCCCTGCAAATGCCGTAACGTTAAAACTATTCTCTAAGGTTGGTGCGCTTGATGCGTCAGCAGCAAAGGCTATATATAAAAAATTGTCGGCATTGGCGTTCCAAGAAGAGTCATCATTGGAAATTTTAAATCCATTGGTTAAAAAATCAACCGCATCATCTGTGCTGTCAATTTCAGCATTGTTAAGATTTGGAAACAAAACTTTTTGCCTATGATTTAATGGGTTTCTTTTATTATCAACCATTCTCCAGTTTGATGTTGCGTTAGTGTTTTTTACTATTAATAAAGCCGGCTCAAATCCCGTATTTACTAAAGGGCCATTTTGCGAAGCATTACCTGTGTACGAGCCTATTTTGGAATACTGAGCTACTGATTTAAAACAGTAAGCTATCATGTCATTTCCACTATTATTGACATCTGAATAACTCCCCAGAGAAATAACAGTATCACTAGGCGCAGTTGAATTAAAAGGGTTAGATGGTGTTTGGTAAGCGCTTGGGTCACTTAACTCCATAACTTGAGTCGTAGGGTCGGGAGTTTGGTTGGTATACATTTTCCAACCTGATATAGACGTAATACTTTTAAATATAATTATTTCAGGCGCTGCTCCTAATCCATGTCCCACTGTAGCATTCGCTCCAGTTCCGGGAAACTTTACTATTGAAAATCCTGCTTTTGTATTAACCTGTACATCACTTGTAATACTTCCCTCTCCATTACTTGTGGTTGTTCCCCCGTTTACTTTCCAACACCAAGCTACATAAGTTTTTCCACTACCGTTATAACCTCCATTACCCGTTGCATCATCACCTACAGAAAATCCATCAGCATCAAAACTTGTAACTCCTTGTCCCGCTGGAAAGGTATAATCAGCATCAGTTAAATTTGAATATATAGCTTTTCCTGTTCCTCTTGTTGAGTCAGCTATTGGGCCAGAACCAGTAGTAGACCTCACCTTTACCCAAACAAAATCAGGTTGGAATCCAACCCCTGTTATTGATTGCGTTGACCCATTCCCCTCATATAAAACTGTATTAAAATGCTCGCTAGGTATTGGAGGTATTACTTCTGATTCTAACTCTCTCCATGCGCCTCCATCATAAAACTCTACTAAATTAGTTGTAGTGTTATATCTCCACTCACCAGTAGATGGACTTGTCGGTCTTTCTGCTGTCGTTCCATTTGGAAGCTGCAAAGCAGTATTTAAACTTCCTAAGTCAAATAAATCCGGTGATGTAATTTTTGTTGTTGCCATTTTTTTATTTTATAAAGCTAATTCATATAAAGTGTTTTCTGGTTGATATGTTGAGGCTAAAATTAATTTTGTGTAATTTGCATTAGGACGAATTGCATAAATTTCTTTAGAAGCTCCTGTCCCTAACAGAGTGTCAAAGTTATATTTAGTTGCAGTTCCTCTTGTTGTTATATCATACGCAGTACTTAAGGTATACTGTGCTAATCTAGCTGCATCTCCTGCAATGGTAAATTGTGTACCGTTGTCATTAAAAAACATACTTCTTGTGTTTCCTCCATCCATATCTGCACTAAAATCAGCATCAGTTGTGTTGGCAATAGCGGTTGGACAAGAAGGCCCGGTATTCGGGTTACCGGCGGTAGTTAAATCAAACTGTCTCATCGCGTTGTTCATCCAGAACATTTTGTTTTCATTATCTGTATATATCATAGTTCTCGCCGTTCTATCTCCACCTGTTCTTGAACACGCATAAGACCCAGCGGATTGTAATGTGGTTATATCTCCTGGAGTACCAAAAGCTTGAACATACCAGTCTGTATTTGTGTAAGGGTCATACGCCATTTGGTCTTCAGCAGCATTTACAAGACACCCTGAAAGATAATTGTTAATTGAAGGGCTAGTTACTTGATATGAACCAACAGGCCCAGCACTGACAGTTGAAATATCAAAGGCTGTTGAAAAAGTGTATTTATGTAAAAAGTCTTGAGATGAACTATTCATTGATGTTATGTACATAGAAGTTCCATCTGGTACAAACGAAAGCCCTCTCATATTACCTTCTGTCACCGTTATAACTTGCGTGTCTATTAAAGAAGCGTTAGATAAATCTAAGGTAAGAGCTACATTATTTATCACTTTCCAATCCGACCCATTATAATACTCCATATCAGACGCAGACGCTTCCGAAGTTTCACCTGTATTATTTCTAATCATTGCCGCTTCAGGAGTGGGTTTATTAAACTGAGAGCCTGAAGGCATTTTAAGCCCGCTCTCTGAGGTTGACTCATTTAAATCTACTAACTCTCCTCTAACTTTTGTTGTTGCCATATTATATTATTTCCCATTTTTCTGTTTCATCATTCCAAAGCATCCACGCCCCATTTTCTTCACTCCAAATATAAGAATTTTTATCCTCTATATCGGGCTCTTCAACTGGGGGTTCATATAACCCTGCACCTGTGCTCCAAGTCCAGCTTGGATAAAGGGGCTTTGAATTATAAGGCTCAGAATAATATTCATAATCTACCCACTCGGCGGTGTCTTCTTTCCACCAGTATTTTCCTTCAGGCTTTTCTACAGGAGCTTCCCATAAACAAGTATCTTCATTTAGAGTCCAAGACTCATAAGGTTGAGGTGCATAAAACGCATCTTTTACAGGGTCGTAAGTATATCCTACCCCTGCATAATTTTTTCTAAAAGGTGTGCCATCTAATTGGTGAGCCCCACCTAGTGTGTTGAAAGAAGTTCTTTTACAAAGCTGGCCTTTACCGTAATACCCTTCCCAGTAATCTGTGTCGTCTGTCTCGGTTGGCGGTATATCCCCTCTCTCTTCAATTTTTTCTTTTATCTCTTTCTCTACTTCAATTCGCTCTTCTAATTTTTTTTCTCCACTTGCTTCCAACTCTCTTTTCTTATCGTGTAGCGCTTCTATTTCTTGCTCAAATTCCTCATCCCTTCCAATCTCATATTTTACCTCAGACACTCCTGTTATAACAGCAGTTACTACGCAAAGACAATTGTCTATCTCTTGCTGCTTAGCCTCTATCTCTGCTTCTTTTGCTTCTATGGCAGCTGTATCTTCTTCGGTTGGTTCTTCAATAGAAGTTAAATTTCCAAGTTCTGACCATAAGCTGGCTAACTCTTCTTTAAGAGTTCCTGTTGTTTGGTCGTTATTTAAAAATGCGTAATGTGCCATATTAACTAAAACTTATTGTATCTGTTCCTGCTGTAAAACTTGTTACTTTGTCGCTACCACTGGTAGCTGTTGAACTTGTTAATCCGCTTCCTACCGTAATAGTTAGGAAGTCTGGATATCTGAGGATTACTATGCCTGAACCTCCTGTTCCACCGTTATTATCTAGGTTACCATCTCCCCCAGCTCCTCCTCCAGTATTTACAACTCCGTTGCTTCCTGCGCCTGATGTTCCTCCATTACCACCGCTACTTGTCCCACCAGTTCCTGCGCTAAAGCCATTTTGACCTCCACCACCACCACCTCCAGCGTATCTTTCACCACCAGACCCAGTAGTTATAGCGTTTAGTAAAGAATCTCCACCATTACCTCCATTATTTGTACTGTGAGGCGAACCCGCAGCTGCGGCACTACCACCACCGGCTGCTCCTGTACCCGCATCTGAGTTACTTCCTCCGGCATAACCTTGATTTGCTGTTCCTGCTCCACCATCTCCAGAGTTATCTCCCGCTTCTCCACCACCAGAACCTCCAGTTAATCCAGAATAAACGCCTGAACCTCGTGTTCCACCTCCACCACCACCTGTAGAGGTAATTGTAGCAAATACCGAATCACCTCCTGAAACTCCGGTAGCTGTGTTTACTGTTGCTCCAGCTCCCCCCGCTCCAACCGTGACGGTATAACTTACCCCTAATGATAAATTAAATTGAGATTCTGCGCTTGCACCACCTCCTGATGTGCTACCGTAAGATGTTCTAAGCCCTCCAGCTCCACCACCACCTCCAGCAGTAAATCCTCCGCCTCCGCCTCCGCCTACTACTAAAAAGTCTATTCCAGGGCCAAGTGCTGCTCCTTCAGCAAATCTTTTCCAATCTGAGTTGTCTTTGTATTCTAATCTATTATCGGTAGTATTTAAACGTAGGTCTCCGGTTGAGCCGGCAGGTCTTTGCGCTTTAGTACCTTTAGCCCATACCAGACCGCCAGTGTTACCACTCATGTCAATTACGTTTGTAGTTACTTTGGTTGTTGCCATGAGTTATATTTATGTAATTACTATTATCTGTATACCATTGGTTGCCGTTACAGGTGGATTGGTTGCAAATGTTAATGTGTTACTTGATACAGTCCAATTAGCGACTCCTGAAGAGTCTAAATAATTTTGCCACACCCCGCTAATGCTTACTAAACAGTTTTGTGCAGCAGTAGGAGTAGAGCCTAAAGTTAGCGCTCCTAATGCTGAACCAGTTCCTGTGAATTGATTTATAGAACCAAATCCTCCTCCTGAACTAGCAAAAGTTACATTGTTTCCTCCAGACTGAGTAATTGTCATTCCTGTTCCGGCAGTTAATTGAACAGTAGAATTATCAGTTCCTGAACCTGAAGTTAAGTTTAAATCAACATTAGACGCGTCTGTAGTTGCATTTAAGTCGTATGTGTCAGCTGCTGGAACAGTTGCCGCTATAGTTAGCTCGCTAGCGCTAGTTCTGGTAATTGTAATATTAGAGCCTTCAGTTAAAGTAATAGCGTCATTAGTACCATCACTACCTGCGAGGTTAATATCTTTTGTTGCTGAAGGAACATCTATTGTATATGTTGTTCCTGTTATTAAAGAGGGAGCTATTTGAATGTTATCTGTACCTTTGTATCCTACTAAATAAGATATGTCCGATAATGCTGACCCCGTTGTAAATTGTGAAAATTTTACTGCCATTTTATTTTTCTTTTACGGTGCTTGTTCTGTTATTAAATCTACACTAGTTGCTTCTGACACCATCTGAACTCCTAGCTCTGTTATTATATCTTCCCCTCCGTAAGGTGGAGTAATCCCTAATTCATTTATTCCTATAAAGTTCCCTATGGCAATTAAATTCGGCATACTATAAACTTATTTTTATTCCGATTACCATAAAGCTAATATGTTCGAGGCAGACGTTCCTGTCGCCCACACTTTAGCTACTTGCACTGGGAAGAATGCTCCTGTATTAATTCCAATAAAGGTAACCTCATCTCCAGCTACAGTAGTAACTTTTAAATTTCCTGCTGTACCAATATATAATACTGCGCCTTCTTGCTCTCCTCCATATATTGCGTAAGTTTTTCCTGAAACGGCAAATATATTGTTAGCTACATTTAATGTATTATCATCTTCTATACCTGTTACAGTAGTTTGAGTACCGTCAGCAGTATTAACGATTATCATTCCTAGCTTAACTCCATTTGTTAAAAATGTAGCTCCCGTATCAATTAATTGAGTTGCGCTACCTGATGTAGTTGTCCCTGTTGGGCCTAATGTACCTATATCTGGAATGTCAGTATTATCACTTGTGTTTACTGACCAGGCTCTTCCTGCTTGTAATTTTTGATATGCCATTTCTTTTTATCTTTTATACGGAAACATTCTATTGAGGGAATCGCGCCTCTCATTGCATCCGCAATCTTTATTTAATTTATTACTTACAACGTCCACCGCTTTTTTGATTCCAGTGAATTT